CGAGTTTTGAGTAAACGGAACTTGGAGTTACCGCTCCTTTAGCAGACAATTCTTCTGATAACCAACGAAAATACCTCTCTGCCCTTTTCGTGATGTCGGCGACATCAACCGCACGAGTTTCGTCTCCGTATTCGCCATAGGCTTGTCTGATAAATGTATCAAATGAGTCGCCCCAGACCTCCCAAATCGCATCGTAAATGAACTTAAAGCTTGGGTACCGTTTTCCTGATTTGATTTTTGGTACACGGCTTAAAAAACTGTAAATCTCCTGTCGCCAGTGGTTGTAGGAATCTTCGTGTGTCGAAACAGCGATTTTTACCATGTGCCACATAACTTGCTCCGAGTTGTCAACAAGTCGGCGTTTTATGCAGTAGGCTTTGTCAGCCATTGATAATAGTCTAATCATTCGTTTCCCTCCCTATCAGACAGTATATCAAATTTAATGCAGTTTGTCAAGCACCCGATTATCCCCATAACTCCGACATTTCGTGTGTCTCAATCCGGTTTGCCGCCATGTCGTAATATTCTTTGTATACTTCATAGCCTAAGTATTTTCGCCCCGTGTTTAACGCCGCAATCGCTGTTGTACCGCTACCGATACAAGGGTCAAACACGATATCGCCGACATCACTGCTTGCCCGAATTAGGTACTCGAACAGCTTGAGCGGCTTCTCTGTCGGGTGAGTTTTACCTCTGCCTGTCGGGAATTCCCAAACAGCGGATTTGCACCGAGCGTGAAACTTAGTACAACGTCGTTTGGCGAATACGCAGTTTTCAAAAGATGACAACCACATATGTTCACCAGCCATGGTACTGGGGTTGGTTTTCTTCCATGCACACTGACGCACCATGAAATCTTTGTGTCGGGATTTGAAGTAGTCGTGGATAACGTTGAGCTGTTCTATACCGCAAAAGATGTAGATTCCGCCACGGGTTACACGGCTGACTTGCTCAAGGAACTCGGTAGTGTCGAAAGTGATTTCACCGGCAGTCCCTTTGTCTTGGATTCGTATGGAACCCGGAGCTTTCTCACGCTCAATTGAACCGACAGGACGGATTTCGCCGTAAGGTATGTCGGTGAGCGTCATGTCAACGGAGAGGGTCGGCATACTTTTCATCCCGACCATGCAATCCTCGTTGTAGATTTTGTTAAGCACAAGCGCGTTACTCATCGTCATCACCCCCAACGTACATTACTTCCTCGGCAACCACTTTGCGTACTTTCCAACCAGCCGGCGAAAGGATTATCCCGTCGTTGCGGAGTATATCGTCCAATGTGGCTTTCTCGAAGTAGGTCTTGTAACCCTTGATGCTTTCTCTTGATATTGTGAACTTAAATCCTTGGAGATTGTAGTTTTGATTGAGCAAAACCTTATCAACTATGACTTTGTTCCAGTCGAAACCGTCATTACTCGAAATCCGAAAATCAAGCGTGTCACGATAAACAGCAACTTTCACAAACTGATTTTGTAAGTAGGGATACCACTTGTGGTTTAGTTGGTCAAAATCGGGGAGTTGTGTCAGGTCGTTTTCGAGTACTTCAAGCGATTTACCCATCATCGACACAACGGATACGTCTCTCATTTTCGGTGCAAACCGTCCGAGTTCAGCATTTTGCTTGAACTTTGTCATCATCAGCATCGACATTTCATCGCTGTTATTGTCACAGAGAAAGTCAATGCCGTTGAAAACCACAATACTCTCGGCTTCGGATTCGGTGATTGCTCCGGTGTCTAACAAGAACTCAGCGTCTATCGGGGCGAGAAACTCCTTGCCCTGTCCCACCCACTTTGTAGACGGCGAATGTAGGTAAACAGGGTGAAGTGTGCCGCTCCGAGCCAACAGATAGGAGCCGGAGAGGGTTCCGCTCGACTCCGCACGACTCAACAGTTTAATCATCGCTGTTTACCTCGTTTTCGGTTTCATCGACTGATTCCACTTGCAGTCCGGGGAAATACACAATATTCGACACTCCTGTATAACGAATCTTTGTATTGGCAAACACGTTACCAAGAACGGAGAAGTTTATATCGCTTTCTTCGTCTTCGTCTCTTGCAAGTGCTTCCACAATTTGACCGAGCCGAACCAAAACAGCGGCTACGTTATCACAGACAAATCCGATACAACAGTCATAAGACACTCCGCATTCGCTGTAATCTTCTCTGACAGTGAACTCCGCACCGTAGTCCTCGAGGGTATCTGTAATCGTGTTAAATAATTCTCTTGATAAAACCATGAACTTAGTCTCCTTTATTTGTAATCAGGGTGTTGCCGGTGTCGGCGGCTTTGCCGTCGAGCAGGGCAACCCGACTTATTTGTAATTAACGCAATGGTTATAGAGTTTGCAATTGCCGCAGTAACCGCCATACCCGCAACCCGATACAGCTGACTCAATTCGGGCAGGTTCTGTTTCGATGCGAGCGTCTCCGTACTCAATACAGACAGGGTTTGTTTCGATTCTTACTGCAATTTCTCTTTCAATCATAACGACACCCCCTTTCACGTTTCTACAAAAGAAATGCGGATAGTTTTGGGGAGTCAAACGACTCCCCAATTTCAAGATATTTATGCAGGGTCGTGATAAATACAAATAGAGCCTCCGTCACACAGTCTGTGAATGACCGCTATAATTTTCTGTCTTGCGATTTCGACATCGGTCTTGTCTTGCTTGTCGATGAACGAAATATCATCAAGTGTTTGTTGACGCAAACGTGCCGACATATTTGTAAGAAATTTGTCTTTGACAGATTCTTCGGCGTTAGCGATTGCCGATGCTAAATCACGGCGGTCAACCTCTTTAATTACTTGTTGTACTGCGAAATTGTCAAGTTTGTTTGGGATATCGTCCCAGTTGAAGTTTTTATGGCGATAAGCTTCGTAGATAATCTTATCGACACGGTCAAAATCACAGAAACTCGGCGATTGTTGCGAGTCGTTGCCATCGTTAGAAATGGCAAAGACGACTTCCTCGATTTCTTTAGCACATCGCTCTTGGTTGTAATCGCCGCCGACAACAGCGTTTATTTCCTTGCAGTTGAGTCCACGATTCCGTGCAAGTATACAGCCGAGGTAGATTGTCGGGTTGACTTTTCCGCTGTGCTTTTGGCGTAGATACTCGGTGTACCTTGTTTACCCGAACGAGCATTGTAAACGCTCTTGTCCAATTTCTTGATAGTCTCAATGACATCAGGTTCGCAGAACCAATTGACCGTCCAAGTAACGTCATTCCACGTGGTTTTACCCGGAACTTTGTACACACCATGTACAAAGTGGATAGGGATAGCCTCGCGCTGCGAAGTGAACGGCGTTAACTGAGCCGTCGAGAAATCGAGGTCTTCGGCATACGAGGTCGGGTCATTACCCGAAACGTTATGGAGTCGGACTTGAAACTGGTTTACGGTCAGTGCTACGTAACTATCGTTCTCAAACATATGGTTCGTGTTGAGGTACGTAGGGGAATACTCACTCGGTGGAGTATAGACATCATCAGGATTGAAAGCCATAATTCATATCTCCTTATTATTAATGCTAATTATAGAATATTAGGAAGTAAACTGCGACAGGTCGGTTCCGGGCGGTAGTGCAATCAACGCAATATCAATATCTTGGACAACGCCGTTGACTTTCAAGTAGATGTTTCCTACAACGCTGTTGGCGTTGACTTGGTCAAGACCGTTGATATCCGGATTGATGAGTATCAAGTAACCGTCAATCGCTTGAGCGTCTACCATAGCATCAAGCACAGGGTACATTGCAGCTTTGAACCTACCCATAGCAGTTACGTTGTTGTAGGTCAACTGAATCCGTCTGCCTGCATTGAACGCAGCTTTGGCGACTTCGTTAAACAAGTAACGGGTAGACAAGTTGCGGAGTGCGTTGTATGACATTTCCGGATTGTCGAACAGAGTGAAGTTTCCTCGCAGTACCACACCCATATCGGGGTCGTTCACAATCGGATTGACTCCGACACCACGGTCGTTGTCTTGCCAGTATTCGAGCAGTACTTGACCTATCCTGTTATCAACTTTGCCAAAACGAACTTTGTGTACTTGATTGGTCGGCTGACACCAGAATTGCCGTAACGCCTGTTGCTCTAACTGAGAACGACGAATGAGCAAGTTAGCGAGTGTGGGAGACACTGCTGTTTTGGTATTGCCGAGTATCGGGAACGTGTAATCCACCCAGTTCACTAACATTGTTGCTTTGGTTGCTCGCAACGGTTCACCGTCAAGTGCCACGACGTTGTTGGTGTCGTCAAGCCCTATGTCTTCGTTATCAAATCTGACCGATGTAACAGGAATTTCTTGCGCCAATTGCTGTGCGAGACCGCCGTCTTCGTGGTTTTTGATACAACGGAAAGGTGCGTGTCTCGGAGCATCTAAACAAGCAACACCGCACTTACTCCAAACACAGACCGCCGCCATAACTTTTTGCAGTTGTGATGCTTTGTAATCGTTGTTGGCGGCATCACCGCCGTCAGCAGTTTGAGCGATTTCTGCGCCGAAGTTCTGGTCGTCCCAACCGGGGAGCATTAAAACATCGTACTCATAATGGATTTTATCTGTTAACGCAGGTATTGCATACAGACAATAACGCAAAGCCGCCTGTCTTACTGCTTCCAACTTTAACTGAGAGTTTGACAGTGAATCGTAGTACATAGACCACAGCCGTGAGACATTTCCGGGGTCGGATGCGTTTCCGGGGTCGGTGAAGCGTGGAGCAACGAATTTGTTGACTATGTGGTATTGTCCGTCGGAATCTTTTACACTGGCGTAGTCTTGCGGATAGAGGAAATAGTCAGTCCCCTGACGTCCCGAGCGAACAGCGGTATCTTCAAAGGATACGCACTCGGAAATCCAGAAACCGAAATCACGCCTTTCCCAACGATGGTTCGGAGCGTTTACGCCGCTTCCGGCAATTCCTGTACCGTTACCCGAACCATTAAACAAGAACAAGGCTTGATTTTCGGGGTCGTTTTTCGGGTCAACCAAAATTACTTTTCCGGTTTCTTCGTCAATCGGACAGTCGGGGTTAATGGCATCAAGCGAAACAAACTTCGACTTTGAAGACACTCCGCTGTATGCTTCTCTCCAATAAGGAGCGGTGTCATTCGAGTCATCAACAGTTATTGAGAAAGTGAAAGACTCAACCGATTTTCTGACACCTTGGTCGTCCATAACGAAGACAGTCGCTGTTCTCCAAGCTTGTTCAACAGGAGTTCCGGTATCGGTCTTTTGGTTAAACCGCCCTTTGTAAGGTCTAAACCGCACCCATATACGATTGCCGAAAGTTCCGGGATATTTCGCCGATACCATTACGGGTCTGTAACCGTCAGCACCAATGTCCGGTAACACTGCTTCAATGTCTATCGGTTCAACCGGCTCAACGGGCTTGGGTGTAACAACCCAGTCTTCAACCTTTAACGAAACATTTTGAACACTTCTCAGTTGTACATCGTATTGGTACCAACCATTCGCAGGGATTGCACTGTTGGCAGATTGAGGGGCAGTCAAAGTTATCAATGTTCCGTCTTTCTGACGTAACCAGTTGTTTAGTTCTGGACTACCGCTACTCCTATCGAAATTTTGAAGGTTGTCAGGTTCTTGGTTAATAGCCGCTGATGCAGGGGTGGGTCGAATAGTAATCGCCCAACCGCCGAGAACATCTTCGTCAGTGTGGTTCGTTGTTCTTATGGTGAGTTTGGGTGTGGTTTCCGAGCCGGTAATATTTATGATTTCCGCTGAATAAGGCGGTGCAGGGGGCGGGGGAGGTGGCAGTTCGCCGTCTTTGTAATTTTTCGCCGTTACGCCGTCACATATACGACAAACCAACACATCGTATCCGCTAAGTAACAACGTATGGGCGTAACCATACGAGAAGTCGTTTACGGAAGAAAACTTATCACACGCTCCACGGAACGTAGCAATAAAACTTGCAACCCCCTCATTTGTGGCAGGGAATCTTTGCCAAGGAATATTGTGCGTTGAGGGGACTTCCCAATCGTCTGAGTGAAGTACCTGCAAATCGCCGTAGGTGAACTGACTCAATGTTCCGGATGTTTCGTTGTTGTGTTGCCCGTAAGAAGCGTCCTCCGAATCAAAATTACGTTTGATGATACAGCCGTCACCCCATGCAGCCATGATAGGGACAGCTACTGTTGCGAAACGTCTGGTAGGTAACGAGTACGCATAATTTTCAGAAACTTCGGTAACGTTAATTTTCATAACTATTTTTCCTCTCTGTTAGTCGGGCTGCCCTGCTCGACGGCGAAGCCGCCGACACCGGCAAGCACCCTATTACAATCTCGAAGCTGCAACAGCAGAATTGTCTTCCAGATTTGTTACGATTTTATCTAACTCTAAGTGCATATTCTTTTGTTTGGTACTAAACAGCATAACCGCACCGTTAATATCTAATGGAACAGATTTTTGATACAGCGTACCAAGTGCGTGGTACTCCGAGCTTCCTGTCTGCGTAACAATGTCTATCCCCGCTGTCATGCCGAAACTTATTTTTCGGTTTATGCCGTATCGCACAAAGATTTCGTGGAAGTACCGTTTACGTAAATTACTGAGAAGACTGCGAATAATTTCGTCAACCAGCCATACTTTATTGTGCATTACTTGTAACGAGTAACCCAAGTCAATAGGCAACGAGTATACGTAGACAATCTCGTTCTTGTTTTCGGGGTTAACATTTACAGGAAATCCGAACCTCTCACGTGCGAAGTTGTATCGGTTCATATCAATGTTTTCCCGTGTGCGAGATATGCTGACACAAGGCAACGGAACTTCGTCGCCTTTTATCGCTGCAACCAACTCATGTATGTTGTCAGGCTGGTATACTCGGACGGTTGCAAATTCAGGATTTCCGCTTTCGGTCAGTCTCGACTCCAAAAAGTCGGCAATAGCTGTATCGTATAGATGTATCATTTATCCTCCTATCCGTCGGTAAGGTCATAAGCACTACCCCTGTAGTCTGTTGGTTCTTCGAAAAACAGCTCTTCTTTATCTAACATTTTCGCAACACTTATCGGGTCTTCGGCAATACCACGGTTCTTGGTATCGTACTGCGGGATTACCTCGACTATCATATGGTCGGGGGCTTGGAACGGAATTGTCATACGCTCGACGACAAACTCACGAGCAGGTAAGTTGGTGTGCAACCCTGCAAACATGAATTTACAACCTTTCTGCAACTCAGGCAGACCAAAGCTCACGTGAAGCAAGAAAGGCAAATCGCTGTCATTTTCCACAACCCAACCGAGCTTCCGTATGGTGGATATTTTTGGTTCTGCCTCAATCCCGACAAAGGTGTTAATCGGTTCGCTAAATGCGTCTGCCGCTTGTTCGCCGTGGATATTGTAATCGTTTTTCAACGGATATTGGTAAGTACAGGGTACGCCCTGCATTTCGAGTGCTTCGTCATAGTACGCTCGGAGAATTTCAACCTCCTCCGACTGTATGAGGTTGACGTCTTGTCGGTGTGCGTATGGCTTTTCGGGAGGGCGGTTCAATCGCTCGTTCATTGACAACACCTCTCTTTACACTCTGCTGTAAATCGTGTTGTCAGGTCGTTAATCTCTGCAACAAAATCTAACCAATTCCACGAAAACCGCTTATAGTTTTCTTGACGATTAATCAGAATCACACCGAGAGACAGTAACTCGTTCCACTCACGTTGCTCAAACACGTAGGTATTGGCAAGCAGTTTTCGGCGGTATCCGGCAAGCTCTTTCAATACACGGGTGCCTACGATTTCACACAAACACCTGTCGAATCATCGGCAAGCATCGACTCCGCTATCGACTGGGATGACTTCAACCAGTGGGAGAGTTACGAGAAAGACTATCTCCCTGCCAAGGGTGAGGGTGAAACCAAAGCTACTCAGTTGATTACCGCTGTTACAAAGTTGGTATACAAGTGGTTCAACGATGGCGACATATTCGACAACACTACCGGAAACCTTGAGGGGTTTGCTAACGACCTCTCGAGTTACGCTAACTGGATATACAAGCATTATCCGGAGTTCCGAGATACGTTAGACAAGGTTTTCGATGCAAAGATTGACGATGA